CGATGTGCGCCTGCTCCACCCGTGTACTGCCAATCGTGACTCGCCTATCCCGGTCGTACTGAGCCCAGAAGAACTTTGAGAGGCTCTTCTCGGTGGGCTGCACGCTCTGGGAATCCTTCTCTAAAGTTTGGTAGTTACTGAGTAGCTGTTCGGCATCCAGACACTTCTGGTCGACCAAGTTATTCACAAGGAACGCTGCGATGTTGTGACCGAGCACCACCTCCCAGGCTTTCAGGAGTTTGTCCTGTGTCCGAACCGCGAAGTGAATCGTTCTAGCAGCGGCCAGGAGCATCTCCTGGTGATCAACGCTGATGGCCAGCATCTCGCTGTAACGCCAGAGCGTGGAGCGCACGTTGACCAGGGGTACGGTCAGTGAATGGTAAACCCCTTTAGGGTCACAATGGTAAAGGAGCGCGACCTCGGAATCGTCCTCGGTCTTGCCGCTTCGGTAATACTCATAGATCAGGCCGGTGCCGATCATGCCCTGCCGCCAGAGGTCTGCCGCTCTCAACGCTCCCATGGAAGCAGCGCCATAAACTTTGACCTCCTTCGACAAGGCGAAAACGATCTCCTTATGCCACACGCTGAGGCTCTGCAGGAACTCGCCGTCAATCAGCATGATCCGGTCGGGCTGGACTTCGACGGTGTCCGACAGGATATCGCCTTGGCGAGCCGGCGGACGAAAGATCACGTTGGGGCACAGTTCCACCGCCCGATACAACGGCAGGCTTGGACCCAGGTAGCAGATGATCTTCTCAGTGGTTGACATAGCGCTCAGCGTACTCGTAAAGACGTTTAGTTGGTTGCCAGTAACCGCAGACGTATTGCTCCAGGCAGGGTGCAATGACTTTAGCCACACTGAGGTTGGCATACGGCATACCGCAGTCGCGCACGTAGAAGTCGCTAAAGCCTTGGCTGGCCAGATAGCTTAGGATGTACTCCAGCTCTTCCTTAGCGCTCATGCCTTCGGCGATGGGGCCGAACAATGCTTCGCCGGTTGGCAGATCCATTAAGGCTTGATAAGCCACCGGCTGATCAAAGCGCTTCATTAAGGTGAACGACCTTCGGAGCATGTCGTCCCTGGCACCCGCGATATAGCAAGCCCGTGACTGAATGGCTTCCAGGAGGGCCCTGGTGACCGAGCCAAGTAGGGTGCCGGCGCATCCGTAGCCGTTAAAGAAGCCCGCAGGAGCATCGCTGAGGTCGTAGAGCAGTGCCCAGGTGACCGGCAGACGCGTGTCGGTGGAGACATCAAAGAGCACCACCTTGATCGCCAGCTCATCGAGCCGATCCAGGACCAGATGGAACCATTCATCTTGAATTCGATCCAAGAGAATCCTGGGCGGGGCCACCCCCACGTCCTTGGTGAGATAGTTCCAGATTGTCCAGCCGTCGCGTTCCACCACTTCGTACAACCCCTGGAGAACGGCATCTTCACGACAGGATCCCGTCGCCCAGCCGTTGGTGCTGGACTGGAAGCGCATCAGGTTGATCTGATTGAGCTGGTTAATGTAAACCGCTTCACTGGGGATTAAACAGGTGAGCTTCTCTAGGTGCTGAATCGGGGCCACCACGTCCCAGTCGAACACGCTCCGTTCGGTGAGGACAGCGCTCTTGGCCCGATGCCACTTGTCTGGCGATATCACCTCGAAATCGCGCCAGCGGTTCATCTGGCCTATGGTCCGCGCTTTCTGAATCGGACTCGGGTTCTCCGCGTAATGGAACTCGATGGACTCAGCCACTGTCCCGGCCCGCGCCATCATGGCGTTAAGTCCCTTGCCGCTATTAATCGAGACGCTGGTGGCCAGGGGTCTGGTCGAGGCCCAGATCGGCACGCCAATAACATCGAACCCGCTGATCTCGCTGACCCGAGAGATGCCGAACTTGGACCATAGCTCTTCGGCACCCAGGCTGTTTAGGAACCTCGCCGTTTTCTCACGCTCAACCTGTCTGGAAGCTGGCTTCTTCATACTGCGGCTGCTGTAGCAGCGGATCCCGCCGCACTCAACGCTGAGCCTCCCAGGCTCATCATCGCGCTGGTGTTGGCGTTATGGGCTCCAGCCGATAACCCGGCCTGTTGCGCGGCCATGTTCTCCTGGAACTGGGCATTCTGCACCTCCGCGCCGTAGACCCCCCAGTTGTAATTGTTTCGGTTGGTGTTTTCCGTAATCATGGCTTGCGCAACTCCTTGTCCGCCAATGCCGTAGTCACGCCGTGGGAACATGCTGGTGCCGAGCGCCAGCTCCTGGGTGCCAATCTGCTTTTGTTGCTGGAGATAGTTAGCCACGTTGAGCCCGAAGTTGCGGGCCACAGCCGACTGACCTGCAGTCGCCTGGGCCGCGTTCGATGACGGCCCCCACTGGCCGGAGGCCGAAGGCGAGACTCCTGTACCGCCCACGTAACCGCCGCCGCCACCGAAGGCACCAGTTGCACCCATGGATTGGCCAGCTTGCTGAAGGCCGGCCCGCATCATCTCATTCTGCACTCCAGCTGGCAGAGGCGCGTTGCCGGTGACATCGGAGAGCATCTGTTTCTGGAAAGCGTCCTGGGCCGCTTTGAGCTGCGGGTTCTGCACGCCGAATTCGTAGTCGCTTAAGTTGTAGGCGGCTTGGTCTCCGCTGATCGCCGCCTGTTGGACCCCACCAATGTCCAGCGGCTGGTAGGCCGGCGGGGTCGGCGGCTTGTACTTGGGTATACTAGGTGCCTTGGCTCCCATTACTGATCTCCTTTGGTTGGAAGTACTTGAACGGACTCAGCTCGAATCCCAGGTGTCTCATTAATCCTTCTTGAAAGTGCGCCGAGCGCTCGTCATAGATGACCAATGCGCCTTCATGGTCTGTCCTCATTAGCTCGCAAAGCTTTCGACCACCTTCTAGGAAGACCCGTGGCTCGATCTTTGGGTGTACTGCGGGATGGAAGACAGTCGTCCGCCGCACCTCCACGTAGGCCACCAGCTCATCGTCGCAGAACCACAGGATGATCGGCAGACCGACCGGCTTGTGGTTGAACTCGGCGGCAAACTCACGCACTCCGTAGCGGTCCAGCTCGGCCTGGGAGTTAATCTGGATGAGTTTAAAATTGCTGGTCATCAGTAGTTCAGGTGAGCTTTAGATGTAGCGGATGCAGAGGTTCATGGCCTGCCACTGCGGGTTGATATAGATGCGACCGTTGCGCTGGGTGACCGGCAGACCGTCCGCTGAATAGACCGGCCAGTTCTGATCGACGATCTCGGTCGTGTTACCCATGACTCCAACGTCTTTACCTGAGATGGCTTTGCCTTGAGCCGTCCGGTAGGCCAATACGTAGAGCTCCGGCAACTGTTCAGGCTGGAGCAGGAACCAGCCTACGCCGCCGGTTGTCCCGTTGTTATAGGTGGTGCCCGAGAGGCCGCTGTATCCGGCTGGGACAATGTAGTTGCCGGCAGGCGGCAGGTTGAAGGTGTTGGCTCCGTCGCCGGCACCCCAGGTGGTGCCGATCCGTTGAAACAGGCGCGAATACTGGCTGCGCTGAATGGCTTGCCCCTGGCACAGGAGCCAGCGCGGTGGCGCACCGCCACCGGCCCACAGGCCGCACATGCCAATTGGCGTCTGGTCCTCCATCGGCTGGTACTGGCCGGTTGAGTAGTCGAACACATAAAGGTCAGTCCCGTTCATCCACCAGGGGCCCACATCGGTGTGAGGCTGGGGGCCTCCGTACTGAGCCTGGAAGACGGTGCTGGTCTGGATGGTGCCGGTCAGGCGCTCCACCAAGGCGTTCGCAAAGTCCTGACAGTTTCCGCGAAACCCGATTGGAAAGGCTCCCACCGTGAAGTTGATCTGCAGTGTCTGTGGCATTAGTTGAACGTCCTTACCCAGGACTGAGTGAAGGTTAAGGTGAGGGTTTCGCCGCCCAGTTTGCTCTGCCGCTGTCCGCAATCGACCCGCAGAACTTGGTTCTGAACCGTGTCCGGGATGCCCAAGCCGAATCCGACAAAGTTGAAGGCGACAGTGGCCGGGAAACTGGCGCTCTTGGAGATGCTGAAGCTCTTACCCGTGTACGCACCCAAGGCATAAGTAGCCGTGTTGTAGGAAGGAGCACTGGTGGAGGAACCAATTGGCGCTGCCGGGTTGAAGGGCACATCGGCGGCAAAGATCTGGCCGATCTGGGACGGCTCGCCAGAGAGAACGGCTCCGATCCCGATTGTGGTGATCCCGCTTGGGTCGACCACGGCAATCCCGTAATCCTGGGCGATCTCGGAGAGGTTCATCCAGCCGGTCAAAGTGCCTACACTGGGCGCTCCCGGCCCCAGAATGCCATGGCTGTTGGCGTTGACGGTGATAGTGGTGAGGGCCGGGCTTTGGCCGATACTGGCCACCTGATAGTACTGACCCGGTGGATTGTCGTAGGCACTGGAGGTGCCGGAGATGATGATCTTGTCGCCCACAAAGTATTGGGCGAAAGCCTGAATCTGGATCTCAAATCCGCTCGGGATAGGGACCACCTGATACATGGCGTACTGCCGAGGCAGGCCGGTGATCTGCTGAGTGGATGGCACCGTCTGGGCGGCGGATGGCCCGAAGCCGACCTGAAGCTGGTAAACCACCTCCAACTGCTGCCCTGGGTTGTTGCCAACCGGGCCGTTGACCTGGAGTCCCGGAGAGAGCACTACGCGGGCGAAGATGTCCGGCTGGCCCAGGACCGCCCCGTTAGAGAAGCCCAACTCGTAATAGGTATGGCCGATGCTTGTCTCAATCGGGAAGAGATAGGTCCGCTGCATCGTCACCAGAGCGCCCTGCTTAAGCGTGTAGTTGTCGCCCTGGTTCTGGCTGTAGTTGTTGGTCCGGTAGATCTCGTTGTTGAGCTTGGTCTGGGCTACTCGGTACATCTTGAACGCTGTGCCCGAAGGGATCGTGTTACTGCGGTCCACGGTCACATGGGTGGCGTCGGTATAGCCGGTGATGTAACACTGCTGGCCGGTGACAAAGAGCACCAGCTTGCCTACGTCGAAGTTGGTCCAGGTGGCCGCGCTGGCGGTCAGCACGGTTCCGCTCCAGGTGGCCACGGCGCTCGGCGTGTCCACTACCGGCGTGTTATCGGTGCCGCAACACGCGTAGAGAAACACGTCGGCGATCCGGACCACCGCGAACTTATCCATACCCTGGTCTAAGATCAGGTTGGGTTGCCAGTCGCGTTCTTCAACGATCTTGCCGGCCTGTCTGACCCGGACTTTGTACCGACCTTGGACTCCAATGGTGTTCATTACTGAAGGGTTCCTCCTGCCATCGCTGAGGTGAGTGCAAGCTTGTCTTCCTGTGCCTGGGCCGCGATTGCCTGGGTCTGGAGGTAGCCGCTGGTAAACAGTGTCGAGAGGTTAACTCTGGTTTCCTGTCCGCTTGGCACCAGGGTCTCGGCCAGTATGCCGGAAGTAAACCCGCTGGTGATGTAGACGTAATGGAATGGCCGTTCGGGAAGCTCTTTAATGATCGAATCGGGTATGTCGGCCCCACCCAGAGAATCGTATGAATCATCTGGGATCCTGGGGGTGTACGTTCGAGCAAACCTTTCTGTGGCACTGTAGGGCATTACGAGAAGCGAGGTTGGTTGCTGACGTTCTGGGCAAAGAAGACAAACAGGTCCGGGTTAGTGGTGGTGACGATTGAGCAAGCGTGTTGCGAGGCCGCGCCGGCCACCGAAGCAACTCCGATGGCTGCATCACGGGGGTAGACCGCTCCGATTAGCTGGGCCTCCCCCAGCTCGAAAGGCGGGGTGTCCATGACAATCGTCTTGGTCGCCGTGCCGTAGTAGCTGAAGCGGACGATCTTGATTGTTGTTTGCGTGGAGAAGAGCGCGGTCAGGTCCAGGTATTGGGTGACGGCCACGTTGCCGTCCGGCCCGAAGTCGCGATTGTAGACGAAGGTTTGGAGGACATTGTCGTTGACATCATGGATCTCTATCCCACAGGGCCCCGCGTAGAAGGAATCGTTCTGGGCAATGCCGTAGTCCCAGTTCGGCCACCAGAAACCGATCTGTTTGATCTGAGAACCGCTGGGCGAGAGCGCCATCGCAATCTGAGTCTGGTGCGGGTCAGTCTGCAGGTTGAGCGCCAGGGTGACATTGCACTTACGCGGCCACACGCCGGGTAACGGTGACGGGCTGTAGGTATGGATGACTGTCGAAGGGTCGGAGGACGTCTCAATGGCAAGCTGGCAGTTGCCGGCTCCTGCCCAGGCCCAGAGATCCAGGTTGTAACCGCCCTGGGGTTGGCCAGCCCGCAGGACACTGAATTCAAATGGGAACTGGGTTAAGTCCAAGGACTTGGTGATATCGACATCGTCACCCAGGTTGAATCCGCTACCCTCGTACCAGCTTCCCATCAGCTTAACCGTCTGCGTCTGGATCCTGTTACTGTACGGTTCGTACACCGTTATAAGCTGCCAGACCTGGAAGCCTAAGTGGGGGTAGGCGATGACGCCATGATACCCGCTGGTCTGCCAGTTATTGGCGTAGGTGTCGGCCCGGTAATTGGTGGTGTCGACCGTGTAAAGCGGAGACGCTGCCGGAGGCGGGGTGTAGACATGGGTGACCTGGAAGTTGTCCTGGTCGACATTGCCGAAGGTCATGTACAGGGTGTCGGCCCCAAGCGCAGCCATGGTCTGGGCCGTCCCGTAAGTAATGTCCGCTGCAGGGTTGGCATTCAGCAAGTTGACCTGGACTCCTACCGGCTGGCCGGTGCCCAGGCGAAATAGCCAATAGAAGGTCTGACGACCCGCATATGGTGTAATCTCGTCACTGTAATCGATTGGCATGCCGGGCAGCACGTCGCGGCCCAGTTCCCAGCTCGCCAGCTTGGTGACAATGGTCGGGTTCTCTGCCGTGCCCTCGGAAAGGATGTACAGCTCGTAGAGCGCGTTAACCGCCGGTTGCCCCGTTGTGTAAAGGACATAATAGGCCTGGAACATCGGCGGCTTCTGCCCTATCGGAATACTAATGATCGGAGCCGGCAAGGTATCGGCGATCTCGTCAATGACGTTGACACCCGCTTGTTCGTCGGCTTCGCAGACGCCGACCCTGGGTTCCAGGAAGGGATCCGCGTACAGGCGGATCTGGCGGATGGCGCATGCTCCGGTCCACCTGAAGAGGATCTGGAAGCCTTTGTCGATGTTGGCTTGGTACTTGCTCTCCGGCCCGCAGAGCGGCCCAAAGTCTGTGTCTTCCTCCTTGGCTCCGGTAACCTCCTCGCTCCAGACTGTGCGCGTCTGCGGACGCCAATTCTCCAGCACAGTGTCGGTCAGCGGGTTGTTGTCGTACTGGATCTGCAGCTCGGGGCGGAAGATGCCGATCTCGGCCTCAATCACTTTCTCGCCGATCTTCTGATAGTTGCCTCGAATGCCGGCGTACCAGATCTCAAAGTGGACCTCACCCCAGATCTCGGTCAGGTCGACCTCCACGTTGTGGAACGTGTACCTGTCGGTGCCCAGGTCGAAGCAGCGAAGTTCAGCCACGCACGCTATCGGCGTCCCGGTATAGTCGTACCTCTGACCAACGAAGTCCTCCCAGATGTTCAGATGCGAGCCATTAAAGCGGGCCTCATTCTTGCACAGACTGAAACAGCGGGTCTCGCCCTGGACGATGTCGCAAGCATAGTCAATCGGGTAGGTGCCAGTCCAGACGCCGGACCAGGATACGGTGCCCATCAGGGGGCTGAACATGGTGATCTGGCTTCCCAGGCGTGCTTGCGGAGCAGCGTCCATCACCCAGGTGTGCTTGTTATCATCCGAGCCGCTCGGTACGCTCAAGAGCGCAAAGGACTCAAAAGCGACCCCGCAAGCTTCGCTCCGGTCGGCGCTCAAGTTGTCCTTGGAGCGCATCATCTCCACGTCTTTCGGTGGGATCCTGTCCGTACCTGCCTGCCCCTGGGCCATGTTCAGGTTCGTGAAACCGAACTCGCTTAAGAACCACGTGGTGCCGAACTGGTTGAAGATAGAGCGGGCGGCAATCGCACCCGTGTCCGGGACGATGATCTTCTGGAAGTCGGTCACCTGCTGCCACTGGGCCCGGTCAGCGATCTGGCTCTGGAAAGAGACAATGGCAGTGTCGCAGAAGGCCAATAGCGTCCGTTCATCGGGGGTCTCGCACATCCCGTTACAGGGGAACGGGAGTTTGAAGTTGTCCGCTGTCGCCAGATAAGTGGATTCCGAGAAGGTCAACGGATCCAGGTAATCACTGGCAAAGACCGAATCGTCACGGGCCACCCAGAGCCGGTTCCCGCTCCAGCACATGTGAAGACCCATCTGGGTGCCGTAATTGGGTGCGCCACCATAGATATGGTAGCCGCTCGGACCCGCGCCGTCGAAGACCCCTGCTGGCGTCACGCCATCCTGGATGATCAGGACATTGTAGGGCGAGGAGAGCAGGGAGAGCGTTCCGTCCGGAGAGAGGGCTGAGACCTTCTTGCCGGCACAAAACCTAACCATCGGCGACTCGGGACTAAAGATTAAGCCGCTGACCAACTGGTAATCCTTGAACGGATAACGCGACATGTAGATGTTACCGGCGACGGCAAACATCAGGCACTCATTGCCGTAGCTCTCTGTCGGCCTGAACAGAGCGCATCCCTGCGGCAGGCCGGCTATAGGCAGGTTCAAGACCAGCCTCTTTCCTGGCCGGGTCTGGAGCAGTCCGCCCCGATTGACACAGTTGACCAGCCAACAGGTGTAGCCTTTACCGATCCTGGTGAAGTGCGTGTAGGAGTCGACTCCGAGACTCCAATCGTTCTCGCTGGCTACTGCGGCGGCTTGGGCGGGGGCTTTCACATCATCGGGCAACCAAAGTTTCCGCCATAGACCCTGGCGTTCATTTGGATCCGTACGTCTCCTCTGGGGTTAGAATTGGTCCGGAACTCATCCTGCAAAAAGCCCACGGCGGTGCCGAAATGGGCCTCAGCCCTGACCGGGTCGGTCTTGTTCTGCTGAACTCCTCGGCAGGCGCTTAAGATGGCCATCCGGCTCCGCAACGGGATCGGATCCAGGAGACTGCTGATCCTGGGCCAGCGCTTGCGGTACATGATCCGGACATTGGCCTGCTGCTGAGGGATCTTGATGCGTCGGAAGTACGGCTCGGTGTCTTCCGGCCAGTAATAGCCGATGAACTGGGTGCCCTGCGTGCCGTCCGTGGCCCACAGAGACACCCCACCCACGGTAGGATCTTTGACAATCCGTTCAATTGTCTTAATCGGGACCACATTCCTGGAGTCGAAGGCAAAGCTGCCGAGAGCGCAGGGCAACTGCATCCCAGGCTTGCCGGTCTGCCAGTTGCGCAACGGCTTGTCGTTGGCATCGGTGCCAAAGACCACAAAGCTGGCGTCGTTATCGATTGAGATATCCGGAACGGCCACCATTGGGACCGGGTTGGCCCACATAAAAGCGGTGGTGACCTCGCCGATCTCTTCCCAGCTTAAACAGGGCCGGTTGACCACCGAGCTGCCCAGACCATTGAGATGGAACTGGAACCACTTGGACTGGAAGTCCGCCGGGTAGTTGCAGATGTTCACCTCCAGGATCGTTTCGACGAACCTCGGGAGGGTGACGTAGGTGGTCGGGGGCGAGGTCATCGGTTGCTGGACACAGATGTCGATCATGCCCAGTAAAGGATCCCAGTGGCTCTTGTTGGCCAGGATCTCGGTGGCCTCGGTGATGGTGTCGAAGATCATCTGACGCCCTACTGGACCTACGGTGTCGCAAACATCGTCGTAAATGTCCGCCACAATGACGCAATCGCGGTTGGTGATCGTTGCCGCCAGGGTCCGGGCGGTATCCACCCTGGTCGAGATGTCGCTGTAGGAAAGGCGCGAGGTCTGGTCCTCGTCCAGGAAGTGAATGGCCTGCACTTCGCAGGTAGCCCCTTCCTGGTAGTGATCCTGCTTAAAGAGCTGGATGGCCTTGGCCATCATCACGATGGCCATCTTGGATCCCAGCGGGATGACATCGGTCGGGAGGGAAACAGCAGCCGTCTTGCGCTTGGCCAGCACCCGGACGCTGGAGGCCTTCTGGCTCAGTTTAAGGCGTTGAAAACGCGGGATGGTATCTTGAGGCTGATAGTCCGCCAAATGCGCTCCAGCAGCCGTATAGAGCCGTAGCGGGGCTACTGTGACGGGCTTTGAGCACATCGCCACGTCGATGACGTTATCCGGGCCCTGGATCAGAAGAGTCGTAGCCGCGCCGTAGGTGACCCACTGCTCAGTCTGGTCGTTCAGCACCACCAGAAGCTGCAGCTCGGCTCCGGCGTCATTGGCTGAATCGCACTTGAGCGCCAGCCGGGTCGGGAATGGGATAGGCTGCTGGATCGGGGTATCGCCCCGCTCCTGCCAGCTAAAGCCGAGCTCCAGGTCATCGCTCCCAGGGCCGTTCATCGTGAACTCGTAAAGCTGAGCGCGGGGGAAGGCCGGGCTCTTGTTCATGTTGACCCTTAGCGCCGTCTCCACCTGGGAGGGCAGGGTGATGTAGTAGCCCTGCGTCACCGGCAGGTTGACGTAGATGAGCAAGGGTTGCCAAGCCGGGCCGGTCTGAGGTTGTTTATTGGCCAGAAGTTCGATGGCGTCCGACATCACCCGGTACACATAGGCGCTGTCGCAGCGCCCGAGCACTTCCTTAACTTCCTGGAAAACGTCTCCGGCTTGCAGCATAAGCTATCCTGGCATCTCCGAGCTCGGCCCTTCCTCGGCGGGTGTCCCGCCCTGGTCCTGGGTTTCGAAGTACTTCTTGGCCTTGTCCCGGATGGTGTCGGCCTCGGATGGTTTATGGCCCGCGCCGGCCTCCGGCGTAATGTGATGGATCTCCAGGGTGGCGTGGTGCTTGGCCTTCTTGCTCTTCTTATCGTGATGCTTGCCTCGGTCAGTCACCTTGTAATGAACGCGGGCGTGCCCCTCATCAGGCAGATCTTCCAGGCCGGAGCCCTCATCCAGATCCCCAATGTGCAGTTGCGGGAAGTCCATATTCTGAGTGCTGGCCTCGTCAGGCGCTGTGGCACCCTCGCCACCTGGGGGCGGCGGTCCTCCCGGCCCCGCTCCAGGCATCGCCCCGCCAATAAAGGCCAGGGCTCCTGGGCCTTCACCACCGCCAGCCGGCACGCCGAGGTTAACAGTCTTTGGGCTAGAACCTTGACCAGGAGCTGGCCCCATCGGTCCCGGCGGTGGACCGGGAGGGGCACCTTGCGATTGTGATTGTCCTTTTGGCATATGTCTGTTATTTGTTTAGATGTGGCTAAGTTTTGTGAATGCGGGAAACCTTGCAAAAGATACTTTTGCAAAGGCAAGCCTGCTCGATACGCAAAGAAGTGCGCTGACTGCCTTGGACCGTATAAACGACATAACGGTCATGAACGAATCCAGCGTTATGGGCGTCATGATTACAAGCTTATCCGGCTTGGTCCTCAACACTGGGTTCTTGAGCATATTCTCATTGCCTCGACTAAAATCCGGCCCTTGAAAAAGGGAGAACACATCCATCACCGCAATGGCAATACTCTGGATAATCGAGTTGAGAATTTGCAGATTGTCTCTCGCAGCGAGCATATGAGCATTCACCGTTCGCTTGGCCCTCTGTGGGCCGTGCAACATGACAAGTGCATCCAGTGTGGAACGCAAGAACGCCCACACTGGGCACGAGGTCTTTGCACAATTTGTTACAAGCGGTGGTGGCGTGCTCATTAGCAGTTCTCGCGAGGTCCAGCTTTGGGGATATCGGGCTTGTCGGGCTTGGGCGGCACGAACATGCAGCCGATCTTCTTGGGTTTAGCCGTGGCGGTCGTCTTGCGCGTCACGCTGTCTTTGTTTTCAGTTAGTACTTTCATGAGATTGGTCCCTGATCAAAAATGACGGCGGTGGAGGCCAGATTGGGCCAAAGCGGGTCACCGGCTCCGATCACGGTCATCAATTGCCCCCCGGTGTATTGGCGTCCGATTATGCTCACGGAAGGGCTGGTCCCGCTAACCACAGCCCAGAAGGTGACAAAGGCATCATTCACGGAACTGTCATCGGTCCTGTTAACGACAACATGCAAAGTGCGCCAGAAATGCGTTCCTCCGTCAATTGACCAATCGCAGAGCCCATTGGTGTTGCTGTTGGCTGTCCAGGTCAGTTTCAGTCGAGCCGCGACCTGCAGAAGCGAGTTACCGGGCCTTTGCGGCAGAGTGATCGTGGTCGCGGGTACAATCGTGTACCAGTTCGCGTCCGGGAATGACACACTGGGGAAACTGACTTCGACCGGGTTGGCGCGCTCGGAACTGATCGGCTCGCCCGGCGGGGCGGTCGGACCGACCCCAAAGGTCTGCATCACCTGGACCAGATACCGGGTGATCGGCTCATTATAATCGGTCGACTGCAGGATCCGGTTGATGGCACTTTGGAAAGTGTCGTCGGGTTGGAGTTGGAACATCATCATACGATGCCTTTCACGGTGAGGTAACTTTGGACGAGGTTGCCTCCATTTATGTAGTACTGCAGAGCGTTGATTTGAGTTTGAACGTTATACCACCCTGAAGCAGTCATCTCGCCTGCATAACCGCTGGACCCAGCGTAGCTCTGGCTTTGGCTAACCCAGCTCGGCATTCGGTTTAACCCGCCGGGACATAGTGATGTTCTGATCTGGCCGCGAGTACCAGCGTCCACCGGCCAGCCCAGATAAGCGTATGTTTGGGGACCGGTAGCCCCAGAAGCACCTGTTGCCGAGGCAGAGGCAGTGTAGATGTACGACCAGTAATAATTAGTACTAATCCACGTGCTGCCCCCGTCAGTGCTGAAATACGCACAGATCGAAGCTGGACCTGTTACATTAGTCTTTACCCCAGTCCATTCCAGCTCGAAGGTCCGGTAACCAACCGGCAGGAGCACTACGCTATTAGCCACCGAAGAGGTAATATCCTGGTTCCCTAAGACCACGATGCGGTCCAGACCGAAACTTCGGTAATTGGTTCCGTCGCAGTAAAGCGTGCACATCTGACCCGGCAACAAGGCTAGCGAGGTTTGCCCGTCGATAGTGGCTGGAGCCGCAGGCGTAATGGTGATCGTGCCGCTGGCAACCAGCCCCTGGTCGTTGCGCACGTTCCAGACATAGCTTTGGGTGGCAGTGGGCAAGCTCAAGGTCCAACTGCCGCCGCTGCAGATGATATATTTGTTATTGTCGGCAGGAGTCAGGGTGTAAGCGGCGGTCTTGCTGATGAAGCCGCTGGTCGGGAAGGCGGGTAGGGGATGCGTGGCGTTGTCGCCCCCGATGTAGTCCGTAGTCACCCCGGAGACTTTGGTGAGCAGTCCCGGTTGGGTGGTGTCAGCCAGCGGTGCCTGATTGCTCGGGCCCGATCCTGCCGCCACCTTGATCATGTAGACCAGAACCAGATAAGGCGGCACGTTATTGTGTGCCGTATCGCTGCCTGCCGCGTCACTGCCTCCGCTTGGACCACCCGTGTTGGCCCAGGCTCCATTAGTTGAACTGGCGTAATTGGTGTTCCCGGCAGGGATATTGGCTGCACTTGTGGCTGGGTTATAAGGGCTCCCGTTGGAACCCGTAAACATGAAATCATAACTCCCCCCACCTGATCCGGAAGGAATAACGGCATGATTGAGCCCGCTGGTGCCGTGCGCGTGCGAGCCTTGCGCGTTCCAGTTGTGGTAATGATCCATGTTGTGGTAGTGACCACCTAATCCATGGGTATGGGACGCGATCTCAGCCAGGATCAAGACATGAGCTTCTTCGCCGCCGGTTGCGGCCAGGATCCGGTTGGTCAGCCCGCTCCCCTGGCCCTGGCCCAGGATGAAGCGCGAGCGCAAGTCCGGCAGGTTGAACGTGGTCGCCCCGTCACCGGTGCCGAACTGGGTGCCGAACAAGTTGAAGAGGGCCGGATAGGTGGTGCGGCTGATCGCCGAGCCGTCACAGAGCATTGAGCCAACCGGCGGCGTGGCTGAGGTGAAGGCGTAGACCGTGCCCACCGGCATACCGTCGCCCATCGCTCCGGTATAGCCCTGCAGCCCGATCTGGCCTCCGGGCGCAATCAGGCTCCCAGTCCCGATGACGGTTCCTTGCACGGCTTGTTGAGCGGGGGCAGGCATCAGACTCGTCCTCTCACGGTGACATGCATGTTAGTTATGTTGCCAGCACCGGAAGTAAAATACTTAAAGGCGTTTACTAACCCTTGCTGGTCGAGAAACCCCCATAGGTTATACTTTTGGGTTATCCCGCCGCCACCGTACCAGTAACCGGAATCTACCAGCCAGTTTGGGTTCTCCCCTGCTTTGCCGGGATAGAGGGTCAGCTTCGCCATCGCGTATTGGACTCCCGCAGTCGAAGCGAATGCCGTTAGGTGGCTCTGAGTTGTATTATTTTGATTGTAATACACAACCGCCGTTGCGGTCGAGTTATAGACAAACCCGTGATAATAATTGGCTGCAATCCAGGTGGACCCGCCATTAGAACTCAGTTGGAAATCCATCCAGGCGTCGGCGGGCGTTCCAGCAATCCCAGTAAAATCAAATTCGAAAACCCGGAACCCGGCAGGAAGCAAGATAGTCGATGAAGGAGTGGCAGCGCTGATGTCCTGGCTAAAGATCACCTCCCGCCTAAGCCCGAATGTGCGCCAGTTTAGGCCATCGGTTAAGAGCGTACATTCCTGACCCGGCAGCAATGCCAGACTGGAAAGTCCATTGATCGTCTGTGAGCCGGTTGGCGCAATCGTGATAGTGCCCGTGGTGCCAGTGATCCCCTGATCGTTCCGTACAGTGAAGTACATGCCCACGGCGGGAACAGGCAGGGTTAAGGTCCAACTGCCGCCAGAACAGATAAAGTAAGTGCTCGAATCAGACGACTGCACCGTGTACGCCGCTGTCTTGGTGGCGAAAGCGCTGGCAATCGGCAGAGGGTGACACTGGTTATCCCCGCCTACGTAATCGCTAGTCCGTCCACTGACTTGGGCGAGAAGCCCAGCCCCGGTAACACTGGCCAACGGCGGCAATACAGCCGTCTGAGGCTGCGGGTTTAAGAGCGTAATCTGGTTGCCGCTGATGGCCGTGATCTGCAACGCCCCGGCTTGTCCAGAACCAGCCGCTCCAGCCACCCAGACCCATTCCCCAACCGCTGCCCAGCTCGCATCATTGACGGTCACCACCACCGTGGCTCCGACTGCCGGGATCGTGAAACTGGTGGAGTTGAGTGTATAGGCTGGTAACCCGTTCGGGCCGGTCGCGCCCACATTGCCTTGTGGTCCGGCAGGTCCGGTTGCCCCCTGTGGTCCGGTATTGCCGATTGGACCCTGAACCCCCTGGGTGCCGGTAGCGCCCGTGGCACCCGTGGCACCGATCTGGGCGATGATATTCCAGTAGCTCGCATTAGGCGGCTGCTGATTGGTGTTGGCAACTGTGCAGACGTAGCTCGATCCAGCGATGCTGACCGTGTCGTAGGGAACATAAGCCGTCGCGGCACTCCAGGCTCCTTTCCACGTGTAACCTTGCCCAGCCGCTCCGGTAGCACCGGTTGCGCCCGTGTTACCTATCGGGCCTTGGGCCCCGGTATTGCCAATCGGCCCCTGACTGCCGGTCAATCCAGTCGGCCCCTGCGGGCCCTGGCTACCCGTGGCTCCAGTGGCACCAGTGGCACCGAGCTGCGCCATGAGTGACCAGTAAGTGGCATTGGGGGGTGTCTGGTTGGTGTTGGCCGCGATGCAGACATACGAGCTCCCGCCAATACTGACGCTGTCATACGGAACATAAGCCGTCGCACTGTTCCAGGGCCCTTTCCATGAGTAACCCTGACCGGCTGCTCCCGTTGCGCCGGTATTGCCCTGTGGCCCCTGGACGCCGGTTGCCCCCGTATTCCCAATCGGCCCTTGAGCGCCGGTATTGCCGGTTGGCCCCTGGCTACCAGTGGCTCCAGTCGGTCCCTGGGCACCAGTGGCCCCGATTAAGGCGATGATGTTCCAGTAAGCGGTGACGGTTGGGGTCTGATTGGTGTTGGCGACGATACAGACATAGCTAGATCCCGCGTACCCTACGCAATCGTAAGGCACATAAGCCGTGGCCGAACTCCAGGTGCCTTTCCAGGTGTAGCCTTGGCCCGCCACGCCTTGAGGACCGACCGCGCCTTGCGCACCGGTCGCGCCGGTACTCCCGGTGGCCCCGGTATTGCCCTGTGGACCTTGACTACCAGTGGCTCCGGTTGCGCCCTGGACGCCAGCCGGAATCGTAAAGTTGAATACGGCGGCAGCGGCGGTTCCCACATTAGTAACGGTGGCACTGGTGCCTGGAGCACCTGTGGTAGTAGTACCCGCAGCAATGGTCGCCGCCGCGCCAGCAGCTCCGGTTGGACCGGTCGCACCCGTATTGCCAATTGGCCCTTGACTGCCAGTGGCTCCAGTCGCACCCGTCGCACCAGTTGAACCCTGGGGGCCTTGCGGCCCGGTGGCGGTCACCGTACTGCCGCTGGGCGCAGTTGAACCCGGTGCTTGGTTAACGGTGTAACCAGGATTCTGGAGGGTTAACTGATTGGTGCCGGTGTTGATCGCGGTGATCGTCAAGTAACCAATCGGACTGATATAGACGATGCCGCCGATGTTAAACTGGCCCGCTCCTCCACTTGCCACGCTGGCCACCGCTGTCGAGCCTATGGCAGGCATCGTGTAGGTGGCACTGAGCGTGGTATAAGCGCTGGCACCCCCAGGCGGACCCTGGGGTCCAGTCGAACCAGTCGGCCCGGTCGCGCCAGTCACACCCGTGTTGCCAATCTGGGCAATCAGGTTCCAATAGGTCGCATTCGGGGGCGCTTGGTTAGTGTTGGCCGCGATACAGACGTAGCTGGAGCCGCCACTTGAAACCGTGTCGTAAGGCACGTAAGCGGTTGCGCTGCTCCAGGCACCCTTCCAGTTATAGCCCTGACCTTGGGGTCCAGTCGCGCCCGTGGTACCGGTCAAACCAGTCGGTCCAGCAACGCCTTGCGGACCCTGTGCGCCCGTATTGCCGATTGGACCCTGACTGCCGGTCAGTCCGGTCGGGCCGGTCGCGCCGGTCGGCCCAGCCTGTCCCTGGGGAATAGTGAAGTTGAAGACTGCCGCTTGAGTGGTCCCTGAGTTGGTGACACTGGCATTAGTACCCGGAGCTCCCGTTGCCGTGGTGCCCACTGAGAGGGTTGCTGCTGAACCAGTCGGACCTACCGGGCCTTGATTGCCGGTCGGGCCGGTCGGACCCACCGGGCCGGTATTGCCCACCGGACCCTGACTACCCGTGGCTCCAATCGGACCCTGACTGCCAGTGGCTCCGAGCGCGCCCTGGGGAATCGTAAAGTTAAGTATCGCTGCCGCTGGCGTACCAACATTGCTGACGCTGGCGTTAGTTCCAGGCGCTCCAGTGGTTGTCGTACCCACATTGACTGTCGCCGCCGCGCCATTTGGTCCAGTTGGTCCGGGAGGGCCTACGGATCCGATCTGACCGGCTGGGATGCCGAAGTTCAGCACCGCTGCCGAGGGGGTTCCGGCATTGACGACTGTGGCGCTTGATCCAGGGTTGAGCGTCGAGGTGGTGCCTACGGCAATGCTCGCCGCCGGTCCACCAGGACCGGTCGCGCCGGTCGCCCCCGCCGGGCCGGTCGGACCCGTGGGGCCGGGATTGCCGGTTACTCCCTGGGCTCCGGCTGAACCCTGGGGAATGGTAAAGTTGAGGATGGCGTCCTGGGTGGTTCCGCTATTGCTGACACCGGCTGGCGTACCCGGCGCAACCGTCGTGGTCGTGCCCACATTGGTCGTAGCAGGGGTTCCAGGCGGGCCGGGTGTTCCGGGCGGACCCTGTGCGCCCTGCGGGCCCACGGGGCCGGCAGGCCCGGTGATGGGCGTCGGTACTATCGACCACGAGGCACTTTTGCGGCCATAGAGTTGACCATCGGTTGGCGCTTCCGGGATCCCGCCTCCTGGCCCTCCACCCACCACCATGCTCCAGGTGCCGTTCTTGCGAGCATACTGATTGCCGTCTGCCGGCGCATCCGGCAGGATCGGCGGCACACTGTTCCAGGATCCATTCTGCCGCCCGTACATGACCCCATCCTTGGGAGCCTCGGGAACACCGCCGCCAGTGGACGGTGGAATCGCCGTCCAACCAAGGTTCTTTCGACCATAGACATTATTGTCGGCTGGTGCTTCAGGGATACCGCCGCCGCCGCCCCCGCCTGATGGGGTGATGACTTCCCAGGAAGCGGCTTGCCGGGCATACATCTGCCCGTCCAGCGGAGCCTCCTCGATACCCAACCCAGCGGATGGGCCGAAGCGCAGTAATACTTCAGCGAGATATTGACCTATGGGCTCTTGCCAATCGCCGCTATCGATAACTCGATCCAGGCACTTGCCATACGAATCCGTTGCTTCAATATCCCACCAAGTGTTAGGCATGTTACTTCTTGGGCTTCTTGCGGAAACCCCCTTTCGGTTTCTTGGCTATGTTATGCAAGTCTGCGGGTTCAATTGACTTGGCGATTCCTGCCGCCGCCTTGCTGTAGGACTTCGGCACCTCACCTTTTTGGATACCGCGAGCGATCCCCATAAGGCTCTGCTGGCGGGATGTGGTTTTCTTTCCTTTGATGGTTCCTTTAGGCTTACCGGGCATAAGTTGGGGGAGAGTTAAGAGTTACCACCCAGAATCGGCATCCCAATCCCCAAGGACCGGGACCATTCCAGGCGTCTGTGAAGCTGCCAGTGTAAGACCGTAAAGGCCGGTTGTGCGAGCCGAGACTGAGCCGCTGATGGCCGCGTTGCCGACTCCGTCCACGTAAACCTGTCCAAGAGTGCCTGCGCCAGAGCCACTCATCCGCACGGTCTGCACCCGTGCCATCTCGTAAGGGAAGAGCACGTTCAGGCGCACATTCGCGGAGTTGTTGACGAGTTGGCCAATCTGCATCGCGTTCCCTTGGCAAGCCAACTGATTGGCTCCAACCGACTTCTGGTAGTAGCGCTTGCAATCGCGCACGTTCCGCTGGTACTCCAGGTCCAGGGGGCCATTGGGCGTCATCCCAGGCTCGTGGAGGATGTAACCCACATCAAACGTGCTGTTCACTGGGTTGGAGGCGAAGCTGGTCATCCCTGGGCATCCAACAAAGTTGCCCGCAGCCCACGCATTGGCCGAGGGAGCCATGCCGGTGGAACCGCTGGCGATGCAGACCGACAAACTATAGCCCACTCCTCCGGGAGCCAGAGGAAAGCTGCCCCCCGCCGCCCAGGTCGGGATGTTACCAATCGGGATCAGCACCCAGGCATTGGCGCTTGAG